GCCCACCTGATCTTGATGTCGACGGATTCAGGACGTCCATAACGTTCTAAGTGCTTCACATCTTGAAAGGGTTCAACGCCTCTCTTGAGGAAGAACTTCAGCAGCGCACCATGACCGGAAATCGGAGACTTCCGAGCACGCGCACTTACAACAAGGCCCCTGACTAGGGGACGATGTAGGGAACTACACATTTTCTGAGTCTCATGACCCAGAAAGGAGTTTCGTCCCAATACTGGAGATGTTTCGAGAACAGTGGGAAGAGGGGCTAGCCTCTCCAACCACTTATCAAGGAAACCTGCAGCGTTCCACAAACCAGCCTTATAAAACTGGTTACGTAGAGATATTGCAGATATCATCTCATGAACGTCACTTCGTTGCGTAGGGAGAATCCTTCGGCAGTATGTGATTGACACATCACTACCTCCGTAATAATCCTTACCACAAGACTCTCTGAACCTACCGGTCCAGAAGGACTTGTTTGAGTTGACCTTAAGACCAAAGGTCTCAAGTTCAGCTACAACGAAACGTACAGCTTCTACGGGTACAATGATATCGTCCCCATAGACGCGCACCTTACCAAGAATGGACTTAACATCCCTCCTGGTGAGTTGTCGATTAAGCATTCGTGAATACCCACAGAGTATGACGGTCAAAAAGACCATCGCCTCCACTGGAAAACACAATGCTGAACCCATAGACGCAAACTTGGAGAGAGTATAAATACCTCTACCAGGAATGTTCGCTCGTGTGGAACGACAAGCTTGCACGGCCCCCGAAAGGGACGGGTAGTTCTTGAACATCCGCACAACGAGGGAATTGGAGACACGGTCACTTGCTTCAGATAGATCGATAGTCGCGAGACTACCGTCTATTGAACCAAGCCGAGCAAACTCCTGATTAGGAACTTGGTCGGTAAAGCCGATAGCCCCTTGAAGAGTGTCACTCTTCTCGAGACGATCCACAATCACTTCCATCAAAGACTGTTGTGCATACTGCATACATGTCGGTTCGATGGCGATGATACGAGGTGTCTTCAACGTTTTAGGGACAGTGATAACCTTAACGGGTATCTCTGCCTCAGGTTCGAGAAAGTCGACGCGATCTAGAATGTCTCTGTGTCCAGAGTTGGCACAGAGGTATTCGTCGGAGGGGAAGTACCCTTCGAGTCGCGTGGTCCAATGCTGCTGGTCGTACTTTCCGTTACCGGAGAGCCGATCTGCAGTGGCACCGGGGCCATGTTTGGGGCGAGTGCTTCGATCATAAACCGCAAGGTCAAGATCGCTGCAATCATGAACCCAAAGAACGTCAGCGACAGAATCAAACCGCCAAAGATCGGCGACTGATAATGATCGTTGAAGCTCCTCGACTTCCTGCTCACACTTGATGTATTGGTCATACGCTTTCCTTGTTCGCTCAGGTGAGCAATCTAAGAGGGTTTTCTTGAACATCAACGAGAGTTGACGTACATAGAACACCGCAGTATGATCAGGTATATCAAGTAACCGACCACTACTTCGATCGAAAATGAGATCAAGGAAACCTCCAAATAAATGGGGGAGACCTCTATGCTTCTTAAAGGACAGAAACATAGTGTGATCTACACCACCTTCGTCAAGGGCTCTTTCAAGATCTTTTGCGAAGGTAGGCAGGGTGATCGTAAGAAACGATACACCTTCATTTTCAAATCGTCTCGTGATTGTTTCAAGATCACGAGTGGTGCTTGCACGACACCACGTCTCAGCGTCTGCTAAGACATGCTCCAAAAGTGTCATAAGGCTTTTCATTGCAACTCCACTGATGTGGGGCGAACAATCCATAGCCACTGACGCTAACTGACATGCAAAAGCCCCCCTAAAATACGATGAGTACTAGATCTCGCCGCCCAAAAGTTGGGTCGTCTTGGCTCCAGTACTCGCCGACAGATAGAGGGTCAGCGCATCGACGATTTGCTTGGCTTCTGCCACGGTAAAACCCGTGACCGGAAGATCGACGACCAGATATGCACTCATAGAGTACATGATATTCTGGGCCGAAACAAGCGGATCGGCGGCAATCTTGCGAAAATCAAGTCGACAAGTCCTCCGGGTCCGTTTACCGGACTGGTGGGACATCGTCAACTTAACGTTACCGTCGTCTTTAGAAAAGAGACCGGCACCGTTAATTGGCGACCCAACGCGAGGAAGCGTTTGGGCAACGGCATTGATAGTCACAGTTTGCGGATCAGAAAAAGCCATGTGGCAACACTTTCATAGCAAAGATGGCTCATGCGTAATTGCATATAGAGCCGTTTTCAGTTCTCTCTAAAAATCTAGAGAGCGCGGTATCCGGGAAATTCCCAGAGCCGCGATGATGGACCACTGCTTGTTCGAAAAACTAGCAGTATTCAGTCCAAAGCCATATGGGGTGGCCCTACGCCTGCACTTCGTTTCATAACGATATGTTTGCGTAAGGTTCAGAGGTGGCTGACCAACGAAAGCCAAATCTGAGAGCGTATAGGATATAGTTGTGGATTTAGTTTCCATAACATACCCATACTGCATCACCAGGCCATCATTCTGGAATGCCGACCAGTTGTGAATAATATCACCTGTGTTCGTCACCCAGTCTAAGGCCCAAGACCACGGAGCAAGTTTGTACAACAAATCCGGCGTCACTCGACCACCATAAAGGTGATTCTCGAGCGCTTCGGCATGTGCAGCACGACCTAACCAGGTATCAACCTTGGGAAGGTAATACGTGTACGCGCCGGAGAACCATTGTTTGGTTTTCGTCGTTGTTGTCATAGTAGACTTACCATAGTGGCTGTATAACGCTGCGTGAACTAGTGGGCGTCCTTCGACGCTGGTACTAGCACCAACAGTTGTTACACTCACTTCAGGGGCAGTGTACCGTCTCCGAATAAGTTGACCAGAACCTTTTTGGAACTGATCAATGTATTTCTCGTGATGTTTTACAACTTTGCAAAACTTCTTGAGATCGGAGACTAATGGTGCCCATCCGAAAACTCCATTGAGATACTCACCTGCAGCGTCTTGAGATAGGCCTCGTAGTTTCCCACGAGTCTGTTTCTTCATACGCCGTAGGTTTTGTTTCATGGTTCGGATGGTTGTCATTAGTGGAAGCTTCGGGAGATCCCGAAGTTCCCCGATAAACACTCCCATACCGGCAAGCGGATTCGTAGGTATAGTACGCGCAATGGCAGTAGTGCCGAACGCGTTCAACACCCCGTCCGATGATGGTGGGATAAGATTCGCGCCTCCAAACAATACAGAATTGTCAAAGGCGAAAATCATTCCCTCATACGAACGGCGACTCGGCGAACCCCTCGGCGCTGTTTCTAGTTGGACGTATCGTCCTCCATGGTCACAGGTAGCCGAAGCAGTGTCGAATCTTCCTCCAAAATCAGCCCAACCTTTAGAACGGGCGTACTGGATCAAATAACTTGATCTTTTCCGCATATTCTTCTGGAAGTTGTGACCTGAGGAAGTCGTCACCTGGTATGAGATGAGACTACTAGGAACTCCGACCGAGGAGATTAAAGTACCTCCGAGGACGAATTCACTCAATCCGTTAGAGGAATGGATGAGACTCGTACGAGCCTTCCGGGTAGTCGTCATGTCTAAAATGACTCCATAGGCGTGAAAGCAGAAAGTAATTTCTGCTGGTGTTGTACTTTTGCAAGCACGGAGCCCCCTAGG